TTTGCAGTCGGGGACACTCTTACGCTACAATTTACAGAAACCGAACAAGTGTTAGAGGTCAGCACTGAGTTGATACTTGCTGAAATAACTAATGACACTATCACACTGGAGCTAGAATAATGGCTTACGACTATGAAATAATAGAAGGCGATAATTTACCGCTAATAAAAGTTAAGGTATCAAGCTATTCGACGCTTGATGAGAATTGGAACGGTAAGCTCTACGTGACTAAAGCAAGTGATCCGGACACACATTTAATCACTAAAAACTCATTGAATAAAGACTCAGCAAATGAATATTTCGAGGCTTTTCTGACTCCTGCCGAGACTACAAGTTTAGGAGATGGACAATACAATTTAATTATACAAGTCACTAACGCCGTTTTAACTCCGGTTGAATTTAAGCTTACAAGCAAAAAGACATTAAAAATTAATCCTAGTTTGGTGTAATTATGGCAGTTCCAAAGCGTGTTAAAAATCTTATCGAAAAACATAATCTAAAAGGTGTAAACAAGCCAAAGCGAACACCGCAGCATAAATCAAAAAGTCATATAGTGCTTGCAAAAGAAGGCGAACAATACAAGCTTATTCGATTCGGGCAACAAGGCGCAAAGACAAAACCACCGAGAGCAGGAGAGAGCGAAGCCGACAAAGCAAAGCGCAAAAGTTTTAAGGCTCGACACGCAAAGAATATTAAAAAAGGTAAGATGTCGGCTGTATATTGGTCGGATAAGGTGAAGTGGTGAGGTAAGTTATGCCAGTGAAAAAAACTAAGGGCGGTTACAAATACGGAGAAAAAGGCAAGACGTACAAGAGCCGAGCTAAAGCAGTTAAGCAGGGTAAAGCTATCAAAGCATCGGGATATAAGCGAAAGAAGAAATAACTCACATAATTTAACACATAAAAAATGCCAAGAACTAAACTATTTACAGATGAGCAGTTAGAGCAAGCACTTATGCAGTGCTGCGGTATTCTTTCGACTGCTGCAAAAAAGTTAAAGGTAGATCGTTCGGCTGTTAGTCAAAGAATCAGTAAAAGCAAAAAGCTACAGGAAGTAGTAAGACGGGCAAAGGCACAAGCCCTTGATTTAGCAGAATCAGAATTACTATTCCGACTTAAGGACAGAAAGCATCCGAATACTCAGATGAACGCTATAATGTACTATCTGAATAATCAAGGTGAATCTAGAGGATACACGCCGAACAAAAAGCCCGATAGAACAGAGGATACAAGCACCGAAGATCTTAAGCGATTAAGTAATCTATTTCGAAAAGCATACGACGAGAAGCCAAAAAATGAATCGGGCGACTGAAAATATATACAGTCAAAAGGTTATCTATCATCCGGCACAATTTGACCTGTTCAACTCGGATGCTCGATTTATCGTAATAGCTGCCGGACGCAGAAGCGGAAAGACTTTCACAGCAAAACGAAAGCTAGTAATGCGAGCACTCGATACGCCAGGGCTTTACTTTTGTTCAGCTCCAACATTCCCACAAGCTAAGGCGATTTTTTGGGAAGATCTAAAAGCATACTTACCGGACTTTTTGAGAAGCAAAGCACCGAATGAATCAGAATGTAAACTGTTTCTTAAGAATGGCTCAGAGATCCGCATTATAGGACTAGACCGACCGGCACGATTCGAGGGTATCCCTTGGACAGGCGGAATAATAGACGAAACTGACGATCTAAAAGAGGAAGCATGGCAAGCGCATATCAGACCTGCACTTGATACGATTGGCCTTAACACTTGGGCTATCTTGTGCGGAGTGCCCGAAGGCAAAGGTTTACTTTTTGAGTTGAGCAAGAAAGCAGCGACAGACGATAACTGGCAATTTTATCACTGGAAAAGCTCGGAGATCCTAAGCAAGGAAGTAATAGACGCAGCAAGGAGCGACTTATCACCGCTGCAATTCAGACGAGAGTACGAAGCATCTTGGGAGACTGGATCGAACATTGTTTACAGTGATTACGACTCAATCAAGAATGCAACACACAAGACTATTGATCTAGAATTGCCGATACAGTGGGCGCATGATTTCAACTATACGCCACTAAGCTCCTGCATTATCCAAGAACACGATGACGGTAATCATGTAGTCGATGAAATTATACTGATTTCCGCAGTAGCAAAAAACGCAGCTCTGGAATTTGTAGACAGATACAAAAACCACAAAACAAAACGCTGTTATATTTTCGGCGACTACTCAGGCACAGCAGGAGAGAAACACAATCAAGGCAGTGATTACAAAATAATCGAGCAGATCCTAAGATCAAACGGTTGGAACGTAACAAGACATTGCAAGCCGAATCCGGCAATTAAGAGTCGGCAAAACTCACTTAGAGCGCAGATCTGTAATAGCTACGGATCTCGGAATTTATACGTAAATGTAAAAAAGTGCCGTTATGTTGACAATGGCTTGTCAAAGACTAATCTTATGAAGGGCTCGAGTTATCAAGAAGTCGAGGACGATTACCAACATATAACAACTGCTCTAGGCTATTGGGCTTGGACGAGGTATCCTATTCACCAAGGAATAGCAGCGACTCAAAAAGGGTTTTAATATGAATGAAGAAATATTTGAAGTATTCGACAACTTTAGCCAACACTTCAAAGTTGCATCACACTTTGAGCTTATGAATGATTTTCCGAGCCTAACGGACTGGATAGAGTTCCGCAATAGTTACAACTATTATTCTAGTTATCTAACTAGTTCCGGCTTTTTGAGATACAAGGACTTCGTTAATGATGTCGCTATTTTCTTCCCACCTCATAAACACGAACAAATTGAAGACTACATCCGGCGCATGAGCACAACAAGCCCATACAATGTATACAAACATTCTATCAATGCACTACTCGGAATCATCGGACGCAAAGACGCAACCATTACAAATTCAGAAGAAGCAAGAACCGACTTCTTGCATAAGATTGACAGCAGCTCCAGAGACTGGCAAAACTTTATTCGTACCGAAGTTTTTCCGGCTGCTATGACTGGCCTAGGCGGTATCTTTGTTGACAATGTAAACGGTAGGCCGGTTTGGTCTTGTTATGATGCAAGACACATTTCCAGAAAACATCTATGCTCTGAGTATATCGCCGGTGAGGATTATCTAAAGCGAGTCGTTTTGGTTACAGCAAGCCAGACAGAGCGTAAGGACAAGGAATATGAGTATGAAGAATGCAAAAAAGCATTGTGCCTAAAACTTATCGAGCGTTCAGAACTCGCAGAGTTCGAAAGCGGTGAATATGTATCTTTTAGCAGAGAGAAAGACCCCGACAATTTTGTAGCTGTTTTTCAGATCTTTGAGAAGCGAGAATCTGAGGAGATGGAATTAACAAGCCAAGGCGTGTTTAGAAACATCTCAGGCGAAACATTAAACAGATTGCCATTCTTTTTATTCAAGGGTGCTGACAGTATGGAAGTACCTTTTTTCTCAGCAGCTAAAAAAGCTTTGAAACTTGCAGATCAGGAAAGTGTATTTGAGAATGGCCTAGCGGTTGCTAATTATCCAATGCTTGTACACAAGTCTGACCGATCCAGTTTACCGATTGACTCGGAAGTTACAGAAAACAATCAAAATCTAAGACCTGGCTTGATTATCTCACCTCGGTCAGTTTTCGAACTGCCACAAGATGACAGCCTTGATTTTCTGGAATACGAGGGAAAGCCTTTCAAGTTGACCTTTGAGTATTTGAAGCATCTCGCATATCAGGTCAGTAGCATGATTGCCAATAAACTGGCAGACCAGAACACAATGAAAACCAAAGCAGAGTATGAAGGTCAGCAGATGACTAACACAAGCGTGGTTCTTAGGATTGTAGACTCTTGTGAAAATGCTGTGCAATCTGCTTGTGTTGCGTCTATTTTTTATCTCGGCGGTCAAGAGCAAGAGATTCCAAAGATAGACTTAAATAGAGACTTTGTGCGTGAGCAAGTGCCTAGCGGATTTGTTGACAGCATTGTTAAAACTTGGGCATCTGGTTTAATTTCTGGAGATCTTGCTATAAGCATCATGCGAGACAAAGAGATAATCGAGACTGATACGACATACCGAGAGCAGCTTGAGAAGATAGAGCAAGAGCAGATATTTTCGGGAACTGAACCGAGCCCAGAAGCAGATGAATGAGTTTTTTCAATACTTACATAAGAGATCAAGCATTTCTACAACGGTTTGACTTTGCGAGTGCTGAGAATTACACAAATCAGCTCGAAGAGATTAGAGACTATTTGGAATCGAGTCTTGCAGCATCTGACACGATACAGAGTCAAACAAGGTATAGGAATTTAATAGCTCAAGTAGACGAAGAGCTCAGACCATTGTACGCCCGACTCAAGACAGATCTAGAATCTGATAACCGCATTGCTTCTCAATTCAGCTACGAAATAACTAACAAAGCTTTTGAGAATGCAGGAGTTGAAATTAAACAAACATTCGATGCAATTCCTTTTGATGCCCTCAAGATGTTGATAAGCATAACGGACAATATCACGCTTGAAGGCTACGAGCAGACAGATAGAAAGTTCAAGCCGAGTAAGGAAATTGACAAGCTGATGAGGCAACACAGCAAAGAGTACAAAAAAGCTTTGAGGCTTTCAATCGCCGAGGGCTTAGGTATCGACGACACTGTTAAACTTTTTCGAGAGTTGACAGAAGATACGGACAACTTGAAAACTCATCAAGTAAACGCATTGACACGCACAACAATAGCCGAAGCCATGCAGCGCACCAAAGAATACACGAATGAACAGAATTTTTCTGATGTTATTGAAGGGTATCAATGGGTGACGACACTAGACAATCGCACATCAAAGATATGTGCAAGCAAAGCCGGACAGATAAAAAAGAAGCTCGAAGACTTTCCAATCAGACCGCCGGCGCATATTAATTGTCGTTCTCAGCTTGTGCCTTTCGGAGAGTTCGACGATCCGAAGACGATGAGTCAAAGAGCCAGAACCTGGCAGCAAAAAATAGTCGCAACAGATCGAGGCGAGATCAAAAGCCAATTCAAATTAAAAACTGATAAGGTGATGGACATACAAGTTCCAAAACAATCTAGCAAGTTCACAAGCTTCGACGTATTTTTCAAACAGATGAGCAAGCAAGATCAAATAAATTGGCTAGGCCCACAGCGATATAAAATGTACCAGAGTGGCAAATTAGGCATGAAGCAACTACTTGACGGACAAGGCCGGATTCGCACAGTAAAGGAGCTAGCGAACCTTTTGGGAATAAAAAAGGAAGGATTGCAGGAAATACGGAGGCGTGACAAGCAAATTAAAGCGAAAAAGCCACAAATAAGCACTAGAGCAGCAAGCATACAAAGAAAACGCCGAAAATTGAACGAAAGTAAATAAATGCGTTATAATACATTTGGCGAGATGCCAAAAAACCAAAACGGGCGAGACGCTCAAAAATCCCAAAACTGGCGAGATGCCAAGGAGTGACAACTATGTCGAAAGTTTTAACAGCTTATAGCGTTGAAGATTTTAACGAACTAAACGAAGATGATAAGAAGTTTTTAGTCGAGGAAGATGGGAAAGTATTTTACGATCCGTCACCACTTTTAAGAACTTTGGAGAATCAAAGAAAAGCGGAAAGAGAAGCAAAGGCCGAGGCCGAGCGAATCAAGGCGCAAATAGAAATATTAAAATCTGAAAACAGCAAAGCAGTAAAACCAGAAGAGAAGAACGAAGAACCACAAGATTCAGCGCAGCTTTTAGAGATGCAAAAAGCATTGAAAGCAATGCAAGATCAAATGAGTTTAGAGCGACAACAAAACGCCAAGCTGAAAATGCAGCAACAAACAGCACGAGCAGCGGAAGCGGTTGGTATGCGCTCAGAATGCGTTAAACTCTTCGACGGACAGATAGCTTCTGATGATAGGGGCGCATTTATTCTGGACGTGGACGGAACTCCAAAAATTGACCCGATGACCGGCGACAGAATAAGCATTGAGGACTATTTCAAGGATTATCTGAAAAGTAATTCTTGGGCTAGTAAAGATGCAAGCTCTGGCGCAAGCTTCGAGGGTTCTGGGATTCGAGGACAAATCAACAAGGTACAAACTTCTAAAACCCAAGAAAGAGAAATTCGCAAAGGGTATCAGGAAGCTGTACTGAGCGGAAATAAAAACGCAATACAAAAATTTAGACTGAAGGCGATTAACGCCGGAATTAATCTATAAAAGGAGAAAAAAATGGCATCTACAACAGCCAACGGTTTAATTACAAATCTTGCCAATTATCAAGGTGAGTGGATTGGAATAGGACAAAGAAAATATCCTTTCTCGAGTTTACTTGGAATGGGAGCATTAGAACGAGGTGAAGAGTCACCATTTAGAGAAGTCGGAGCGATGAAATTTAACATGAGCCAGACTTACGGTTTAGACGCTGCAAGTCAGCAAGTAGTATCAGAAAATGATACTTTCAACGCTGCAACTAGCACAGTGTATCAAACCACACAAAATACAAACTTTTGCCAAGTGATGCGTGAAGGCGTTAAGTTCTCAGATCTTAAGCTTTCCGATAGATCAATCAGTGGAAATGCGATTGACGGCGATATCTTCGCTATGCAAGAGTTCCAAAAGCAAATTATGATTCACTTAGAGCAAATGAAAAGAGATTTCGAATACTCAATCATTAACGGAACTGGTCAAGACGGATCAAGTAACAGTGCTACAGCTTTCCAAGTCAATGGACTTTACACAGCTTTAAGTACAAATAAAATCGACGCTTCAGCAGCTTCTATATCTAAAGCTTTGATTGAAAGTCTAGCTGTTTCGATGCTAGACAATGGCGCAGACATGGAAGATATGTATTTCATGTGCCGAGCTGATTTATTGATGGAAATTAACACACTTTACGGAGTACAGCCAAGATCCGAGAGCCGAGGCGGTATCAACTTGCTAGAGCTAGTTGTGCCAGGTATGCCACCAGTTAAGTTAGTATACAACGACCTTGTTCCTTCAGGCGTTTTGTTAGCTGTGGACATGGGACATTGTGAAGGTGTTTCAAACACTACCCCAGGCTTACCACAAATCAGCTTTAGATCAACCGCTAATGTCGGTCAAGGTGAAATCGGCGAAGTTTTCGCTAAGATCGGTATAGATTTCGGTCACGAAAGCAAGCACGGAGCACTTCATAATTTAGCGTAAAGGTAAGGTTATGCCAGATAAGAAACAACTAAAAGACTTAGAACCAGTGAAGCAAAGAAGACGTGTAGACGTTCGTGTATCGTCTTTTATGTTTCGTGGAGAAGTCAAGCAAGCAAAGTACGACGAGATTAAAAAAGTTTATTATTATGAACTTGAAAACGATCACGACGAATTTGCAAAACACGTGTTAAGAAAGGCTAAATAATGGCGATTGTATTCAATTCAACGGTATCGGCGAGCGGTGCAAACTCTTATGCTAGTGTCGCTGATTTGAATCAATATCGTGAGAATCTTGGGTTGTCGGTTCTATCTGAATCGGCAGCTCAAGTAGCCTTAATTCGTGCTACTAGTTGGCTTGATAATTGTTACCGAGCTTATTGGAAGACACAAGAAAAAGCGGTGAGCACTCAAGCGTTGCATTGGCCTCAAGAAGGAGCAAAGGATTTTGCAGGTACAACGCTAAGCAAAACAGCAATACCGGCACAAGTGCAGCAAGCTGTATACGAGTATGCAATCAGAGCAGAGAATCAAACAACACTAGACCCAGTTCCAAGTACTAACGTAAAAAGTCAGGAATTAGAGGGCTTGGGTAAACAAGAGTTTTTCAATCCGAAGAACAGTCAGCAGTTACCAGATGATTTTTCTTTCATCGACACAATATTGACCGGCTTAATTGTAGGCAGACCTGGCGGAGCTAGGATATTGAGATTAGAAAGAGCGTAGGCAATGAAACAGGCATTCATAAAAATGAAAAATAGTATTTTGAATGCTTTTGATGACTTTGTAGAGTCGAGCGTTTCGTTAAAGTTTAATCCAACAACGACATACAACGCCACAACCGGAGCAGCTACAGTTACATATTCAACTAATGAAACTGTAAAAGCTTACTTGTCAGTATACAAACGACAAGCCACAGGGCTAGAAATCAAAGCCGGTGAACTTAGATTACTGCTAGACACAGTCAGCGAAGTACCACCAAACAGCGAAATAACGCTAGGCTCTAAAGTGTATCGAGTGTTAGAGGTGCAGCCTATACCAAAAACCAGTCAAATAATGACAGAGTGCAGGGTGGAGGCGGTCAACAATGCTTAATATGGATCTTGCCCGATTACAAAGCACAATCAATGAATACGTCGAAAAGACTAACGCAGCACCGAGCAAAGCTGCTAGGGGCGTTATGTTGTCGATCAATAGACAGACAATCTTAACAACACCAACCGACACCGGCCGACTTGTAGGCAGTTGGATTATTTCAGCAAACCGACCTAGTTCCTATGTTCCGACAGTTTCCAATCGAAGAATATCAGAACAAGCAGCTTCTGAAATAAAACGAAAAACAATAGAAAAGAATGCAAAGAAGTTAGAACAGTTAAAAAACTTCTCCGGCGTTCTATATTTCACAACTGCGGTAAGATACGCAAAGATTGTAGAATTCGGCGCAGGGCGCAGAGTTGGTAAATTCATGCTATCCAAAGCGGTACAAATAGCAATTCAAAAAGTCCGGAACAAAATCGCATGAATTATTTAGAAATAAAAAATAATTTAGAATCTGCTTTAAGTTCTTTTTGGACAAGTACGCCCATACTTTGGGAAAACACGTTGCAGAAAGAATCAGATACAAATAGCGTTTATATTGTGCCGAGTGTACAACCTGCGGATTCAATAAAAATAGAATCGGGTGTAGGTGGACTTGTAAACACTTTCGGGCTTTTTTCTATTAGAATTGTAGGAAAAGCAGATGGTACAGGAACTCGAACGCTGTTACAATATGCTGACAATTTGAATAATCATTTTTCTAACACCTTTTTCGGAGCTACTCACACCGAAACAGGGAGAATACAAAATTTAGGAGTAACAGATAATCGGTATGAGGTTGTGGTATTGATTCCTTACAACCATCACCAGAATCCAAGGAGCTAAAAATGGCAGAATCAATTGCACGAGGATCTCAAACCGAGATCGTATACATTAAAGAAACAAGCGCAGGAAGTGTACCCACTTCTGGAAGCGTTTACAAAATCAAAGCAGCATCGGAAAGCTTTGAATCACAACTACCTACAGAATTCGACGGAGATATCGCATCCGATGGGATGAAAGCCTCAACAGTTCGACAGCTTAGAACTTTAACAGGTGGCTTCTCATCTCAAGTAGAAAAAGGCGCATACAATGATTTTTTCCTTTCTCTTTTGCGTCAGAGTGCTTTAACTACAGATACTTATTCGGTTACAGTAACTAGCACAGACAATGGAGACGGAACTTGTACAATTGCAGCAGGTAGCGGTACACCTTTCGCCGATGTTATTGTTAATGGCCCCATTAAGGTTTCGGGCTTCAGTGCTTCAGCGATGAATGATATTTTCAGAGTCGTTGAGGTTTTAAGCTCTGGTCTTTCTGTAAAAATCGGTAAGATTTCAGACTCTCAAAGCTTTGCAGCAGAATCAACAGTTTCCGCAA